CGGCGCGCCCGCGAACCGCGCGCCCCGCTACTGCACCGTGACGTTCCGCGCACAAGCCACCACCGAAACGAAGGAGGCCTGAATGGTCACCGCCTACAACACCCGAACCGGTGCTTGCCAGGACATCCCCGAGCACTGGATCGGACACCCGATCTGGGGGGCGGACTGGACGCTCACCCCGCCCCCCGAGGCCAGCGAACCCATGTGTTGCGGCCAGGAGGACACCCACGACGCCCCCGACAGTGGGGACGACACCACCGACACCACCACCGAAGGAGCATGACAATGGCAGGTGCAAAGACCCTCGCCGACGGGCGCATCACCCTGTGGGCGCTCACCACGAAGCCCACCAACATGGCGGCCCCCAAGCTGTCTGAAATCACAGCGGGCAAGAAGATTTCTTGCCGCATCATGAAGAGCGACTACGCGCTCGGCGCTGACTCGGACACCGAGATCACCGAGCAGGAGATGTGCAAGACCGGCGAAGGCAAGGCCCCCGGTCCCACGTCTTACGCCGGCAATATTACGGTGTTCCGGTACCTCGACGAGGCCGGGAAGCCGGTCACTGAGGATGATTTCGTCTGGGATCTCATCAAGAAGAAGGGCGCCACGATCTGGCTCGTTGAACGCGAGGGCCCCATCGAATCGAAGGAGATCGAGGCCGGCGACATCGTCAGCGTGTATGAGGTCGTCCTCGGTACGCCGACCAAGCCGTCCGACCGCTTCGCGGGCTACATCAAGCGCACCGCGAAGCTCAACGTCATGGACGCGACGGAAAACGTCGAGGTCGTCGCCTGACACGCAGTCTCCCGCCCGGCAGGTTCCAACAATGGGCTGCCAGACCTGCCGGGCGGGCACCCCCCACACAGGCAGCCCGAAAACACGAAGCTACACACATAGGAGCATTGACATGGCAGCCCACGATGAAGAACTCACCATGGCCGATATGGCCCTCACCCACACCGAGCCTGACGCGACCGTCACGCCCGAGACTTTCGACCTCGCCGCATGGATCGCCGGAGTCACCCCCGTGCAGCGCACCGTCACCCTGTACGCGCGCGGCGACCTGTTCGCCGACCTGTCCGCCCTCGAAACCAGGTACGACGAAGCTAAGCGCGCCGCCAACGTCGACGACATGCGCGCCCTGAAAGAGCAGATGCGCGAAGTCGCAGACCAAATCAAGGCGTCGGCACTCGACATCACCGTGCAAGGCAGGTCCGCCGACTGGGTACAGCGATTCCGCAAGGACATGGAAGAGCGCGGCGTCGACGGCGACCAGGCCACCCTCGAACAGCTCGCCGCGCAGGTCACCGCGCCCGAAGGCCTCACGGTGGACATGCTCGCCACCCTGCGCGACCGCATCGAACCCCAGGTCGTCGCATTGGTGCAGGCCGTCGCCACCGTCAACACCATGAAGCCGACGATCTCGGTCCCTTCGTGACGGAGTGCCTGGACCGGCCCGCCGGCGCGTGGCTGGTACGGGCGCTCCGAAGCGCGAAAAAGTGGGGCCGACGCCCAACCGAGTTCCTGGGCGTGCCCGCCGACTCGTGGGGTGAAATGGACAGCACCCTCGCCGGGGCGCTCGACATGTACGAGGACACAAGGGTCGGCTCCTACGGCTACCCCAAGCGCCTCACCGAGGGCGACTACGAGGGTTATTTCGAGGTTGAAGAACGCCAAGACAACGCTCAAATGGCCCTCGACCTGTGGCGCAAGAAACACAAGAACGGACCTGCGCCCGGCATGGTCCCGACGGTGGTTTTCACCGGCACCGAGGACTAACCGCCGGGCGGGGCGCCCCGTCACATAGCGGCGCGAACGGCGCGCGGAAAGGCAAACGCCATGACTGAACGGTCAATTAAGGTCACGCTTCGCGCGAACGTCGCCGACTTCAACAGGCAGATCAAATCCGCATCGACGAGCCTGGAACAGCTCGCCGCGAAGGGCGACCCGACCGGCAAGGTCGCCGAAACAACCATGGGGCGCCTTGCCCAGTCTGCGCAGCTTCAGCGCGCCGCATGGGACACCGCCTCCACGGCTATGATCGGGTACGGTGTCGCCGCGGCCGCCGCCGGCGGCTACGTCGTCAAGTCCTTCGCGGACTTCGACCAGGCCATGAGCAACGTACAGGCCACCACCCACGAGTCCGCCGAAAACATGGACCAGCTCAGGGAGGCTGCGATTCAGGCGGGCGCGGACACGGCGTTCAGCGCGTCCGAAGCCGCCGGGGCAATCGAAGAGCTGGCAAAGGCTGGCGTGTCTACCGCTGACATCTTGAACGGCGGCCTCAAGGGATCGCTCGACCTGNGGGTCGCCGACGCCGCCGGTATCGCATCCGTGGCCCTGACCCAGTTCAAGCTCAGTGGATCAGACGTCGGCCACGTCGCCGACCTCCTCGCCGCTGGCGCTGGTAAGGCCATGGGCGACGTGTCAGACCTCGGAGCCGCCCTCAAGCAGGCGGGCCTCGTCGCCTCCCAGACCGGCCTCAACATCGAGGAAACGACGGGCGCGCTGTCTGCCTTCGCGTCGGCGGGCCTCCTCGGCTCGGATGCGGGCACGTCTTTTAAGACCATGCTCCTGAACATGACGCCACAGTCGAAGCAGGCAGCGAAGTACATGGAGGAGCTCGGAATTCACGCGTACGACGCCGAGGGCAAGTTCGTTGGCCTCGCCAATTACGCGGGCCAGCTCCACGACAGCCTGTCCAAGCTCACCGCTGAGGACCGTCAGGCCGCCCTCAAAAAGATGTTCGGTCAGGACGCGATCAGGGCCGCGTCGATCCTGTACGAGCAGGGCGCGCAGGGCATCCAAGATTGGATCGACAAGGTCAACGATGCGGGCTATGCAGCGGAAACCGCCGAGGCGCGCATGGACAACCTAAACGGTGACCTCGAAAAGCTCGGCGGGTCTTTCGAGACCCTGTTTATCAAGAGCGGATCGGGCGGTAACGACTTCCTGCGCACGCTCGTCCAGTTTGCTGAGCAGGCCGTCAACGCGTTCAGTGCCCTACCTGCCCCCGTGCAGCAGGGAGCGCTCGGCCTCGCCGCTTTCACGTCCGCCGCGACGCTCACAGCGGGCGCCGGAATGAAAATCTTTACGACGATCACCGACGTTCGCACGGCTTTGTCGTCTCTGAATGGCTCGATCCCGTTTATCACCCGCATTGGCAGCGGTTTCGCGGCTATGCGCGGGGGCTTGTCGGATGCACGCGGGGCTATCAGCGGCTTCGGCAACGCGTGGGTCACGGCGCGCGCCAACGGCGTGTCTAACGTTCGTGCCCTGTCGCAGGCTGCGGCGCCCGCACTGGCAGGAATTGCGTCATCTGCGAAGGGCGCAGGGTCGGCGCTCCTGGGTGCTTTCGGTGGCCCGTGGGGCCTGGCAGCCACAGTCGCGTTAGGCGCACTCACGAGCGCACTCTCTGACTACCAGGCGAAGCAGGCGCGCGCGACGGCCATGGCTCAGGAGTTCGCCGAAACCCTCGACGCAGTGTCTAACTCAGCGTCAGGGGCGACCCGGTCGGCGGCTCTGAAACGTCTAAACGAGGACACCCGGACGTTTTGGGGCGGACACCTCTCCGGCGCGTCAGCGTTCGAGAAGCTCGGCGGCGACATCAACGACTATGTCGACGCCGCCATGGGGTCTGAGGAAGCGAACGCGCGTGTTCGCGCGCTCCTGGACAATGTGCGCAAAACGAACGACCGAGGCCCCGGTCTTAGCTCATGGGGAAAGGACCTCGCGGACGCTGAGCGTGATGCTCGCGCTGCCCTTGACGAAACCCAGTCCGCTATGGGCAAGGCAATTGACCTGAATCAGCAGGCCGAACGCGCGGGTGTCGCCCACGCGGGCGCGCAGGATCAGCTCGCCGGGGCCGCGAACCGGGCAGCTAAGGCCATGGAGGACCAGGCCAAGGCTACGCAAGACCTGATCGACGCCCAGAAAACCCTACAGGACATCATTTTGGGCGAGCGCGGATCGTGGCGAAACCTGTACGACGCCATTGACGCCGCGAACGCCGCTGTGGAAAAAAACGGGCAGACGCTCGACATCACGACGGCGGCGGGCCGCGCCAACCAGGCCGCCCTCGACGACCTCGCCAAGAGCGGCTGGGAACTCGTCGAATCCATGGAAAAGAACGGCGCCACCATGGAGGACATGCAGGCCGCCATGCAGTTGACGCGCGACAACTTCATCAGCGTTGCACAATCGATGGGCCTGTCAGCTGACCAGGCCGCCGCGCTCGCGGATCAGCTGAACCTGATCCCGACGAACATCGAGTCGCATGTGACCGCTGAAACGCAGGCCGCAAACGCGTCCGTCGACGCGTTTATCGCCTACGTGCAGGCGCAGAACGGCGGCACAATCACAATCAACGCCGTCAACGACAGCGCGATCACGACGATCCTGGAAACCCTCGGGTACGCGAAGAACCAGGACGGCACGATCACCATCGACGCGAACAGCGACCCGGCTATCGCTCAGCTGGTCGCGTCGGTCGGTGAGGTGGACGCGGCGACGGGCACGGTCACCATCGATGGCAACAACGACCAGGCGAACGCCAAGCTCGACGCCATCAAGGCCGCAATCGACGGCTACAGCCCCTATGTCAACATCAACGCTAATGACTACGTGTCAGGCAAGATGGAAGGCATCAAGGCCGCCTGGAATGGTCAAACATGGTACGTGAATATTGTCGGCCAGTACTCGCAGAGC